AATTCATTCGCAACATGCTGCCATTTGCTGGTGGATCACTAATTGCTGGAATTATCAAATCATCTGTGCAAACAGGTCGTGAGTTAGCCGCTGCTCGATTAAGTATCACAAGTACTTCTGGTACAGTCGAACAAGGTGAAGCTAATATTCAATTTGTCTAAAGACTGGTTGATCGTTTAAAGATTCCATTAGTTGATACAATGGAGCAATTCAGTAAAATTAATGCGTCAGCACAAGGTACAAAGCTCGAAGGGGCTGGTATTCAAGGTGTTATGACTGGTATTATGGAATTTGCTCGTGCAAGAAATGTTGACCCTGAGAAAATGTCATTATCTATGAGAGCCGTAGGCCAGATGATGTCGAAAGGTCAGGTCATGATGGAAGAACTTAAAAACCAATTTGCTGAACATTTACCGGGTGCGATGCAGTTATCTGCTAAGGCTATGGGTATGACAGTAAAAGAACTTTACGCGGCTGTTGAAGCTGGTGAAGTTATGGCTGAAGACTTCCTCCCTAAACTTGCAGCTGAAATGGCAAGAGTAGCTCGTCAAGGTGATGCTCTTAACAAATCTTTAGCGACTTCTGCTGCTGCACAACAAGGTTTTAATAACAAAGTAACCTTGTTTGCTGAGAAGATTTATAAGGTTATTGATCCAATCCTTGCAAGAATATTTAATAATTTAGCGAAATGGGTGGATACGATTGATGCTGAAGCGATTGGAAAAGTAATCGAACTAATATTAGTGCCAATTAGTGCATTGATAAATGTTTTCCAAATCTTAGGTAATATACTAGCTAAAATCACTTTCGATGATTTTTTAAATTATCTTGATGAGATCGGCCCTTTAGGTATAATTGCTGCGGCTTGGCTTGCAAAAATTTCCGGTGTATTAAGAGTTTTTACCTTTGCATTAAGGTTTTTAAATCCAGTATTCGGTCTGATTGTTGCGGGTATAACCCTTCTTGAAGATGTGCTACTGTACTTTTTTGGTGACGGTCTGACAAATACAGTAACAGGCCAACTGGTGAAATGGTTAGATGACTTGTATCAACAGTTAAAGGCAAAGTTAGCTAGTTACTCTTTACTTGAGTTAGCGAATTTACTATTTAATCCTGCTGCGGCAGCAACTAAAACCAGACCAAATACAGAGACAGGTGTAGCTTCGCCTAAACCTATGACTCCAAAACCAGTAGGGCTAAGTCCTCAAAATTTAGAAAACATCAAGAATTATGGTGTTAACTCAATGCTCATGGCAAAGCAAGATAAAAGCTCTATAAGTAATATACAGAATGTAAAAATTACTGTACAAGGTAACATGGATAGTCAGACGGCAAACCGATTGCCGGGGTTGTTAGCTATCCCTCAAGTTCCTGTACCATTTAAAAATTAAGGTGAATTATGTCCGTAACTATTAAGGCAGCTAATGGCGATATTTTCTGGTTCGATGCCGTCACTGACTATAAGCTTAACCTTAGTAGTCAGGTAAGTAGTCATCCGATTGAAAGTGGTGCTAATGTAGCAGATCATGTTGTAAGACAAAACCCGAAGATTCGTCTATCGGGTTTGTTCTCTGATTATGATCCGCATATCGACCGACCTTCTTTTAGCTTGTTAGTGAATCAAACTGACGAAGTAAAAAGCACAAGGATTGTTAATAACTACAAACAAGAGGAAGTCACTGTACGAAGCAAAGGTGTTGGTTCACAAACTCTGACAGGCTTTGATTATGATATTGTACAGAATTCTGTTCCTGTGGTGTCATCTGAGTTTATTAAGAAACGCTTAAATGAAATTCAAAGAGGAGGTGAAGCTTGTACAGTTATTGAGTTTGACGGTGCAGTAATTAAAGCTAACGGATTCTTTCAGAATGCTATTATCGTTAGTATAGATTATGTAGAGTCCCCTGATTCTGGTGATGCTCTGTATGTTGATATGGAGCTAGAGATTGTTACTTTTGTTGATTTAAAGAAAGTTAATCTTCCAAAGATTTTAACAGACCGCAGTAGAGCGACAAATAGAAAACCGTCGGTTAACTCTACACAGAAAGCTGATGCAAGTTCACCAGCTGAGGTCAGAACCAAACCTAACACAAAATCATCAGAACTATTTAGTCTGCTGAATAAATAAGAGGTAATTATGGCAGAAAGTATAGTAACAGAATTAGCATTATACCCTGAAGATAATTACACTTACACAGCGATCTTTGGTACAACTCAAGTTGTATTAGAATTTTTCTTTAATGCTAGAAGCAAAAGCTGGCACTTAGATATTTCAGATAGTACTTTTAATTATCTAGTACGAGGTTTGAAATTACTTCCGGGTGTTGTGCATGGTGCTGATTTTAGTTTAGAACCTTACGGTATTAAAGGTTACTTAGTGCTAATACCAGTAACACCAAATTTAAAATACGAAGATATTCAACCAGAAGGTATTTATCAATATTATAAGTTGTTCTATATAGAGGAAGTATAATATGCTATTTAAAAATAGAAAATATATTCTAGTAATTGGGGATAGACGGAACGGTATTGCTAAAGAAATCTCTGAATTACAAATTACATTTTCTGTAGAGAATAGTATTAATAATAAAGATAAAAGCAATAAAGCGCAAATCACTATCGTTAACCTAAGTGATGATACAATTAAACTGCTCGATAACGACTACATTAGTTTAGTATTATCTTGTGGATACGAGGAGTTAGGTCTTGACACTATTCTTGTTGGTAATGCTACAAAAATCACGACACAAAAACAAGGTACGGACAAGATCACGACTATTGATGTGTCAGAAACATACGACAATTTAAACTCAGTCAAGATACACAGCACCGTAGCTCCAAGCAATACTGTTTCATCTGCTTTAGAGATGATTAGACAAAGTATGCCAGATGTTGTAAGAGGCTCTTACAGAGGTTCTGGTGTAAAAGCTATCCTACCCTATGGCTTACCTATGAACGGAAGCCCTAAGCAGATGCTAGACACCTTAGCGCGTACATATAGATTGCAGTGGCAGGTAAAGAATCAAGTTCTGTATGTAGCTGACGAAGGTCAAGCTTATGTTGCAGACACTAACCAAGCAGTTAAGTTTAGTGTTAACTCAGGGCTTATTGACTCACCGTATATTGAAGTAGACACTCAAGGTAAATCTAAGAAGGATAAAACAAAAAGAAAGTCTTTAAAATTTAAAGCTTTATTAAATCCTTTTGTGAAAGCTGGTGATGTTGTCTATGTAGAGTCAGAGTTAAATACTGGCTTTTATAAAATAAGAGAAATTACCTATACTGGTGATTACAGAGGGACTTCTTGGTATATCGAGTGTTCAGCTGATATTATCAAAGAAGGTGACTTCTCAACTTAAAGGAGGCACTTATGGATTTAGAAGAAGCTTTAAATCAATATTTTGAATATAACCTTAGTCGTTTGTTTACAAGTTTACCTGCTAAGGTTATTTCTGTAGATTTAGCAACTCAAAGAGTAGATGTAATCCCAGCTATCAGAAGAAAGTACAAGGATGACGATGCTCAAGATTTTTCTCAAATCCTAGGTGTTCCTTTAATATTCCCAGCTTCAAGTACAGCTGCCATTACCTTTCCAGTTAATGTAGGTGATACTGTATTATTAGTCTTTGCACAAAGAAGTATTGATTCTTTTAAGGCTGGTGATGGTAATGTAAGTACTCCTGAAGATTTTAGAGATTTTGATATTAGAGATGCTGTCGCTATTCCGGGTTTATTCCCCTTTAAGAATAGCACAAATAATCCTAGTAAAAGGAACTTACCTCACAGTACTACTGATGTTGTTGTTGTAAATAATATCGGTACAGCTGCTGAAGCTGAAGTTAGAATTAAACAATCAGGAGAGATTAAATTAACTTCTGGTTTAAAAGTTATTATTGATACGCCTACTGCTGAGTTTACAGGTAATGTAAATGTAGCTATGACACTGACTGCACTCACTGATGTTATCGGTGGTGGTAAGAGTCTTAAGACACATACTCATGGTGGTGTACAGACGGGCGGTGGTAATACTGCTCCTCCAAACTAAGGTGCTTGTAATGGACATTAAATTAGACATATTGGCTGGTGACATTGCTTTCACAAATAGTTTAGCAGATATTGTCATAGACAAGACTGATGAAGTTCAGCAAAGATTATATATCAGGTTAAGAACATTCTTAGGTGAATGGTTTATTAATCCTGAATATGGTGTTCCTTATTTCCAGCAGATTTTAGGAAAAGGACGCAAAAAGGCTACTATAGATAACATTATGCAGTCTCAAATTCTCGCTGATGAAGGCGTACTAGAGCTAGTAGAATTTAATAGTACGATTAGCAAAGACAGAATTTATTCTATAGATTTTAAAGTAAAACTTACTGGCAGTGCAGTAGTGACTCCTGTTAGTATTCAGATAGAGGTATGATATGGCTGGATTAGATGCTAATGGCTTCAGCATTAAAAGACAAGATGAAATCATTGAAGATTTACGCCAAACAGCTAGAGATACTTTTGCTGATTTGGTACAGCCGGGCGATGAAGTCAAGACAGACGATAGTTCTGTAATTGGTCGTCTGATTGGTGTAAATACGCCTGCATTGGTTGACTTGTGGCAGGCTGTACAAGAAGTTTACGATGCTTTCAATATTGAAGCAGCTGAAGGTATTGCACTGGATAACCTAGTAGCTTTAGGTGGTGTGCTAAGAAAACAATCTAGCAGTAGTTCAGTAGACTTAAGGTTCACTGGTAATTACTTGACACTAATTCCTAAAGGTACTCAAGTAAGTTCCAAACAAACTGGTAAAGCTTTTAGTACTGTATTTGATTTAAGACTTAACGAAAGTTTTGTTAACGGAGCTAGTGTCGCTGTCCAGTCTGTGCAGAATAGTACTTTGTATCGAATTACTTTCAGCAAGAATCCTGATCCAGACAGTACAGGTAGTCAGTTTATTAGTTATACTTCTGACGCTAGTGCTACTCAAGCTGAAATTTTAGCTGGTCTTGCTGCTGCTGTCAACACAAGTTATTCTAGCATATTCACAGCCAGTGTTGTAGGTACAACTGTACAAATAGATTCAA